GTGGCATAACGTGAAGGCATCCTTCCGATCCGGTTGGACAACCGGGGAGGTCGTAGGGCAGGTGTCAAAACCTGTACCGACACCACGCAAGTTTCGTGGTGGCCCACTCTCGTGGGGTAAAGCTTGGGAGCATTGCGCGAACGCATTGAAACAGAACTTAGATTCTGAGATTGCGGGCTGCGTGTATTGTGAACATGTGGACCCTCGCCCTGAGTGGGTGATTACTACTACCGAAGGATTGGCGTCCACGGGTAAGGTAATCGTTAATAACACCGTTAAGAGTTTAGGCTTTAACATGTCTGTGACAGCTGGAGGAGCTGTCGGCGCAGTTGGTGTTATCTGTGGATTGGGCACAGTTGTGAGTTATGCCCCACTAGTCGTCGGAGTTGCTGCGACATGGGCTGTTTCAGCGCTCAAATCGGACAAACCATATAGTGTAGATGTGGTATTGTCGGTTGTGAACGGAGATCTTGAACTCAAAGATCTAGAGACGACTAGTGAAACCGTAGGAATGGAAGGTAGCAAAGACCAAGTTACCGTTGATACATCAGTGATACCTGTAGATTCTATGACCGTAAAGTCAAATGGAACCTCAGAGTTGATGGAAAACGTTGGAAGTGAACCAACGATCGTTGATGAATCAAGACGAGAATCAAGAGAGCTGTTGGTGGTTAAGAGGAAGAAATTCTTTCGTCGACCATCTAAAGCTCATGGACGGATTCCAGTCTTGGCAGGAGAGCTGGCTAGTTTGTTGAAACTTAGGCATGTGGGATTAGTGGACAATGCTTCAAATAGGTTCCTAATCCGTACAGATGCTGGCAGACGAGCTGAAGCGTTGAGGCGAGAAGGTGAATATCCGTTTAAGAATATGCGCAACATGGAACTTACAAATGTTGCTATGCATGCTTCTGAGATGTATTGGATATTTAGCCAGGATGAGGAGTACGTTAGTGATTTGTACTCTGAGCCATTGCTGAAACGCTTGCGTAAACGGAGAGATCAATGGATGTCTTCGTTTCGCTCTTCTACATAGGGGTGCTTGGGTGAGTTGCATGGAACAACTACAAAATCTGAAATATCACAACGAGTGATTAATGAAGGTATTGTGGGCAGTGAGAGATTTCTGATGCAACCATCCAGGCAGGCTGGAGACCGGAAACGGTCTAGGCGCTATTATCGCATACGAGGTGATAATGGTCCCGACTGGGACATTCCCAACAATGACATTGATTCGGCATCCCATGCTGTTCTAGAACGTGTATTTTTCGTGAAGAATAGTGATGGAGGTTTCAAACGTGCTCCCAAACCATGGGAGCATGAATCCGTACTACATGATAAGAAACCTAAACTGAGCGCCAAGCTTAAGATGCAGGAGAGACTATCCGACTTCAACAGTAAGATGGCTAAGTGTGCTGCGAACCACGGCAAAGTCAGCCCGTGTAGCGAGATTGAGTTCTTGGACTATTACGGTGGGGCTAAACTTAAGGTTTACACACACTCTGTTGAATCATT